GCTCGAGAGACGCTGGATCGCGGCTTCACCGAGGCGACCCGATTGCAGCTCGTCGCGGTACTCGCCGTCGTCAAACTGAAAGGGCACCGACTTGCGAAACCCGATGGTCGCCGGCACCGACAGCTGGGTGTACTGGCGGAAGTTGGTGGTCTGGTCACGACCATCGAACGACGTCGCGACGTAGGGCATCGGGCGCCACATGATGTCGTTGGTGCGCGCCATCTGCGTCTGGTCGGTGTTCTTGACGCTGACGAGGTTCGAGAGCACGAGGGCGTCCTCGAAGCCGTCGATCATCTCGTCAAACGCGACGATCTCTTCTTTGCTGAATGCGTTGGCCATGGGTCACTTTCCTTTGTGCTGCTCTTTTTGCGCGCGCTTGTAGGCGTTGATCTTCGATCGATCGCCGGTCTTCTCAAACTCGCGCTCAAGAGCCTCGAGCGTTTTGTCCCCGACAGCGGTAGTGCGGCCGGCAGACGATGGGGTGCGTTCGGGGGGCGGTGGTTTGCGGGACGACACTTTGATTTGACCTTCCAACTTGGTGACAGCGACGGTGAAGTCGACGAGGTCGGTGATTGCTGCGAGTTTCTTCAACTCTTCAGGCTGTCGACCAAGTGCGAGCACCACGACGTGCGGTTGGGCTGCAGCTTTCATCAGGATGCCCTGACGAACGGGATCGATGGCGTCGATGACAGCGTGCTTGGCGTCGTCGAAGTCGGGCGCTTTCAGCGAGGCAGCTGCCTTGCTGAACTCGTCGTTTTTCTTCTGCCACGCGGCCTGCTCCGCTGCTTTCTCCTCGTCGATCTTGCGCTTGGCCTCGTTCCACTTCAGGAGCTTTGCCTCGAACTTGTCCTCGTCAAAGTCGACATCGTCGTCTCTGAGCGTGGGCTTGGGTCCGAGTGTTGGCGTCGTCGGCTTGGGTGCGTTGTTCGCCTCGAGTGCCTGCAGCTTGCGCTTGAGCTCCCGGTTTTCCCTCGCGGTTTCCCGCGCGTTCTTGCGAACCTCTTTGACCCATGCAGGCGCGCTTTGCTCCTGTTCGTCGTCGTCACTCTCCGGGGCGGGCGCGTCCCCGATGGTCACCACCACTTCGCCGTCGGCGTCTTGTGCTTCTTCTGCGGGCGTCTCGGCGGGTGCCTCGACGTCGTTGAGCGGTTGCACGTTGTCGTCGACAGCACCGGTAGGGGTGCCTTCTGCCTCAATGGTCATGTGTCCCTTGTTTCTCACCCAGTACGCCGGGCGGTCGCGTTGCGGCTACGTTAGCGGGGACTGCACTAGAGTGCAAGTCTGCCCTTTGGCAAGTGCATTTGAATGCAGTCGACAGGCATAAAAACCCCTCGATCCCCCTCGTGTTTGCTTTGGCGGCAGAAGGGATCGAGGGGCGACACGGCCCTGTCGAGGAGACGCAGGTTTGTTCTACCCCATCGGCTTGGTCGGCGCAACACCATTGGCGCGCGCTTCAAGGTCACCCAGCGCACCAAGCGCCTTGCCTTTGACCTCGGCCGTCTTTGCGCGCAACAGCTCGGTGTTCGCCGCAGTTTCCACCACCTCGGCGCGTGCCTTCTGTGCCTTCGCCACGGCTTCCTCGCTGGCAGCCTTGAGCAGCGTTGCGTTGGGGTCTTCTTGCTGCTGGCTGGCTTCCGCCTGGAGTTGCGCCTGCTCTTCTTCGGTGGGCTTGACGACACCTTGACGCAAAAGCTGCTGGCGGAAGTAGTCGCGCAGGTCGCCGATGCCCTCGCCTTCCATGTTCATCGCTGCGAAGCCCACGAGCACGTTTGCCGTCTGCGGGTCGATGTTCGGCACCATGAGCATGCCCATCACCGCGCGCACAGTGGCGGCCCGTTTGGAGACGCTGGAAGGGCCAACATCAACAGTGACGTCGTAGTCGGCTTGCGCCATGTCCTTGTCGATCACCATCTTGCCGTCGACGAGCTGCGGGACGTTGACCATCGTCATCGACGCGTTTTTGCCGTCGGGGGCCACGGTCTTGAACTCGCGCTTTTCCTCGACGTAGACCTGCTGCGCCATCCCACCCCAGATCTCGAGCGAACGCTTGATGCTGACAGCAAGGTTGCTGATGTAGATGAACGACTGCATGTCGAGGCGCTGCTGCTGCATCTCGACGGCCTTGCCCGACGTGTTGCTCAAGAGCACGTCGCCAGCCTGTGGGTTGCCGAGGATGTCCTTCATGCTGGCATCAACGCCAGCGAACAGCGCGGCAAGCACGGGCGGGACTTGTGGGGGCTTCGTGTAGCCAACAGGGCCAGACGGCATCGGGTTACCGTTGGCGTCGACCATGTCGTTGATCAGGTAGTACGGCAGGTTGTTGAGGTTGGCGTTCGCCCACGTCTCCTCATGGCCAGCGATCTGCGAGCCAGTGAGGATCGGGCGTTCTTCCGACGAGGTGGCCATGATCTCGGCCAACTTCGACAGCGACATGTTCTTCAAACGCTGTGCATCGATGGCGTAGGCGATGTGCCCCCAGATGCGCTCGATCCCGTCGATGACGGCACGGTTGCCGAAGAACGGGACGATCGGGATGCTCTTGCCTGGGATGATGCACTCGTCGAGCACAGCACTGCCCGAGAGCATGTACTTGCGTACCACCTTGCGTGAGCGCTTCTCTTTGCGCAGCAGGCGCGCGCCAGTAAGCTCGAGCTCCTTCAGCTGGGCGCCGTCGTCGTCCTCAAGTTCCTCGTCGGTGTACTTGACCTCGTCGCCAAGCAAGTCGGCGTAGACGTTCAATGTTTCCTTCGCGCTGTCGACGACAAAGTACTCAGCAACCCACACACGTTCTGGTGTGACCCAGTCGTACATGCAGTTGTAGTCGTCCTTGTTCCACGACGACGGGAGCGCATCCTCACCGAAGTGTCGCTTAAACGCTGCATGCGTGTAGGGCGTGAGCACGAAGCACGTCGTGGCGTCTGACTTGTCTTGCATGCGCCCGTCAAGTCCGAAGTACACGCTTTTGTCGGCGTCGTAGATCGGCTCGTAGCGGATGCGCTGGTAGTCGTCGCTGTCGTCGTACTCGTCTTCGGCGCGTGCCACGAGGCGCCATGCACCGAAACCACCGCGCAAACCCTCGCCGAACGCCACATCGACAGCCTGCTCGCCCTTGCTGTCTTGGAAGTCCGCGCGGTGCATGGAGTCCAGCACCTCGACGAACTCGTCAGCCTTTCCGGTGCGAGAAACGAACGTGCCCTCAAGCCGACTGTTGCGGTACTCGTTCTCAATCCGCATGCACGACGAGGGCAAAAGGTTCACCTCCATCATCGGGCGGTTCTCAAACTGGTCGCTCAACGTCTCCCATAGTGCGCCAGGCACGTTGGCGTAGCGCCGATGTTGGTTGCACTGGTCGCGCACCTCTTGAGTCTCCGACCAGATTTGGTCGAACTCTTCGAGGGCGGCGCGGTGTACTTCTTTCCAGCGTTCGGCTTTTGACTTGCGAGCCATGGTCATCTCCAGCGTGTGGCGATCGGGATGGGGCGGACAACAGGCGGGGGCTTTGGCGCACGCCGGTCACCCTCGACGGCGTAGCGTAGCGCGTCGATGCAATGGTTGTGCTTGTCTTCGATGATGTCGAGCACTTCGCCGGTCTTGGCGTCGATCTTGCGCGAGTAGTCCTCAAGCTCCTTGATGGTGAACTCGCAACGGTCGTGCACGAAGATCGTGTAGTTCTGCAACCACTTCACGCCTTCCTCGACGGAGTCCTTGCCCTTCGTCGCCGGCATGATGCGCGTGTTGAAGTGCTTGCGCATGTGGCTGATCGTCTCGGGCCTCGACGAGTCCGCAACGATCAAATGCCGGTCAGCATCGGGCACCGTGGCGAACAGCGCAGGCGTGTCCATGATGTCGACACCAACACCGTAAGCCTCGTGGTCGATGTAGATGGCCCGCTGGTTCTCCAGCACCCAGCAGCGCACCAACGTCGTCGGGTCGGACATGAATCCCCAGTCGGCGCCGTAGCGTGGCTGAATGCCGACGGGGATTCTTGGCGGCTGGTGCTTCTCGTCGAACTCCTCGTTGACGATGTGCCAGTCCTTGAAAATCGACGCGGCCGTGCGGGTCAGGTATGCGCCACACCAGACATGGCGATAACGGTCAATGTCGCGCTGCTTGTCGCGCAGCATCTCCGCACGCAGCTCGTCAGTGAACCAGGGGTTATCGCGGTGGTTCACCTCGAGCACGCACTCGTCGGGCATGCGCTTGCCAGCCCGGAACATCTTGTCGACAGGGTCGCTCTGCTTCGTCGGGTTCCAGACCCAAATCAGCTGCGAGCCAGCCTTGCGGATCGTGGGCACCAGCACGTCAATCGAGCGTTGTGACACGCTCTGTGCCTCTTCAATCCAGCACACGTCCACGCCTTCCATCGACTTCACGCTGTCGATGTTGCGCAGCAGCCCCGCGAAGATGAAGAGGCTTCCGTTCCTGCCCCTGATCTCCATGTCAGTGCTCGTGTAGAACCACCGCAGGCCCATCGCCTCAATGCAGTCGTCGAGCAACTGCTTGACGCTCTTCTTGATCGAGTCCTGAATCTCGCGAGCACACAGCACGCGCAGGGTCTTCTGCGAAGCGCGAATGAGCAAAGCACGAGCGACGCTGTGGGATTTGCTACTCCCGCGCCCCCCGTGAATCGCAATGTGTCGCCAATGCTCTTGGAAGAGAACCTGACTCCACGCTGGCATTTCAGCGTTCAATCACACCTCGTCGTCGCTGGTCTTCTTGTCCGCCGCAACGAATGACACCTGCAAGCATGTACCACCCGCAGCGTCGACGCCAACGGCCACTTCCATCTTGCTGTCGACCTTGCCGTAGACACGCTCTACAACGCGCTCTGCTGCCTGCAAGCGGAGCTTCGGCTCCGTCGGAACGTGGTTCCCGTCCTTGTCGGTCATCTTGTCCAGCGCCATCGCAGCGATGACCGCCAAGCACTCAGGCGCAGCGTCGGTGAACTCCTTCGGCAAAGGGGGCTTGCCACGAGGGTTGCCGCTCACACCTTTCGGGAATCTGCCTGCGCTATCGCGCACGATTTCACTTGACATGTTGTCACCTTATAGAAACGGGCGCCGCATTGCAACGCCCTGAAAAGCCCCTGAAGCAGGACCGCAGTCCGCTTTACGTCGTCACCATCCCCAGCAAGCGGCGGGTTGACGTCACGATGTCGTGGTCTTCAGCTGTTCCGAGTGCAACCACCCCGAACGTCAGCCACCGGTCAAGCTGCGCCTCCAACTCCCGCACCCGCTTCACTTGTGGGTCGATGTCGCCGACGGGTAGCACCTCGATCGTCACCGTCGGCTTGAGCCCTTTGCCCTTCTCCTGCGTGTAGACCCAATGGATGCGGTCTGACCTGTCGTCGACCCCGAGGAACGCGGCCACCTCGTCGCGCACACCCTTGAATGCGCCAGAGAGATTGTCGGTGTCGAGCGGGATTCGCGCAATGGGTCGCATGAGGGTGACGCGTGCGCCAAGGTCGGCGAAGTAGGCCAGCACCGACACGAAATGATTCGTCATCGGGTGCACCTCAAGCGCATGCAACGTCGCCTCCCTCTCCGCCTTCACCCTGTTCGCCCTCACACGGTAGTGCTCGCGCATGTTCTGTCCACGGCCCAACTGGCAATCAATCGTCGTCGTGAGTTTCATTGTGCACCTTGGGTACCACGCCGATAACAGTGCGTGCGTTCATGTAGTCGTCAGGATGGCGAGCCACGTCGTCGATGAGCGCTTGGATCTCGTCGTCTTCGAGCAGGACAAGCGCACCGGGTTGTCGCAACGCCAGCTTGCTCAACACCCGACGCAATGCCGATTCTCTCGGTTCTGGAATCAGGTTCTTCATCGCTTCACCCCTGTCAGCCGTTCGACGATGGCGTGGGCAATCCGCTCAGACTCCACGTCGT